TTAAAATTTATTGTCTTTCTTTTTGGCAAAAATAACGTTGTCCGCAATTGTACTGCCATTAACTCTTCGTTTAGAATCAATTCTGGCTTGCAGCTCCATCGGCGTCAAGTTGGTTAAATAAATCTTTCCGGTGGTGGTTTCCGCCCTCGGTAGAAATCCAAAGATTGCAAGTAGCGGATTTAAGAACACGAGGTCTAATCGAACATAAAGTATCGCAATCATAATAATTACCAAGATATTAATCAGAAATGTCGCGAGTGTCATGTCCTCAGATGACAAAAACGATGGTATCACGTAAGCCATTAGATAGTTAATCAGCGAGTCATTTGACACTTTTGCGACTCTCTCCCCCTCTGCGGCATCTTTAGGAGAACTTGGCATAAAATAAATCACCAACAAGTAGGCGACACCTATGATTGATAGTGATATGCCAGCCCACTGTTCAATTGTTTGCAACGCACCAGAAGCACCATCCTTGACAATCCATCCTCTAACCGAAATAAAAAGAAATAACGGAAAGTATGACGATATAAATGCCAAAATTTTCCACATCTGATAAGCCCTCCTATGAATGTCTTAGATAGTTATTCGTCCACGACACCCATGTCTCCATTCTGTGTGGTCTCGTAATAGTAGTCTGAAATTAATCTTAAAGCAGCAACGGCCTGGTCCGGGTTATCAAAGATCAAAGTATGCGTCACTAGATCGTAGTTAACGCCCAAGGAAAAGTCTTTGATAGTTGATAATACCCTCGGCTCGTTGCTAAGCGGATTTTTAAAATTGCGTCCTTTGTTTGCCATATTAGCAACCATCTTAGATAAACCAAGATTTTGAACTACAGTCGCCTCAAGCAAATCATAATTTTGTATTTTTTGACTATTCTTCAGTGGTTGGATAATCTTCTTGGCTGAATCTGCAAAAGCAGTCCGGAGATTAAACAAGGCTCCCAAGGCGCTGTGTGTTAAGACAAATATTTTGTCAGAGTACATCACCAGATCCGCCACGGAATCTAACCCAATCACATCATCAGATATTTGATTTAACTGATTTCCATCAATTGCAGCAAGAATACCAGAAGAATTCAGCTTTTTTAGGCCATTCACACGACGTATTAAATATACCGTATTTGCCTGTACCGATATCTTCAACACATAGAAGCTAGTTTCAATCTTATCGGAAAGTTGAGTGATTTGATTTTTCCCAAATGCGTTTACTAAATCATCATATTCACTAACAAACCCAACAGGCACGCTTTCATACCAATCACTCTTTTGAGTCAGTGCATCAAACACCTTCTCCTTTTTGTTTTGGTCGATGGAAATCAGATATTGGCCAACAGAATCTACCAATTCATTTTGAAAGCTCTGCTTGCCTGATATATTTGCTGAATAAACCTCGTAAGTGTACTTATCCTGCTTTTTTTGTGGATGCTTGTTGACTCTAACAAAGGAAAGCGTTACCGATTTTGTTTTACTTGTCACAATGGGTATTACGTCACTCAGCTTAACTGCATTGCTCATAACACTGCCTCCAAACAATATGTGTTGCCCACATTATAGCAAAAAGCTGATGGTAGGGTTATCATCAGCTACACATATTATTTGGATGTATTAGCATTATATACAAACGTTAGTTCGTAAGTCAACTAATACAACGCAACCTTCGGGACTCGAATCCGATAATAGAGGCCACAAAGTTAATCCTTCGGTTGCTGCTCGCTCTCCCAGTGTCAGATGGGGTCATCGCAAGCTGTGTCCGGTCGCTAAACTGGACAATGAGGCCGGTGGGAATCGAACCCGCCTGACTATCACAGCCAGTCCATTTGCCACGCCTTGCCACAGCTTTATCATCACCATGGCTCGGAGGAAAAACGTGGTGTCTCAGGTTTCTCACCTTTGGCACAATACCATCATATGACGGAAAAGCAGTTGAAAGGTCTCACAAAGGTCTCATCTCGATTTCAACCAATGGACAAATCTCAGCGAATGCGATTAGCGCTTCTCGTTTTGTTCGATAATACTGGGCTTTTGATAAAAACAGCTTGTCCATTATTTGCTGGTCACTATATCGTTTGGTTAAGTAAGAACTTGTTAGTATAAGCCGATGATTCGCTGAATCCAGAGATTCGATAGCGCCTTCACAGCACGCTATATAGTACAGCTCGTCAGCGTGAGATATTACCTTGTCCTCGGCTTTGTTTCCATAGCTAGGTGACTTGGGCATGCCGTCCATCACGGGGCTTCTGAGCGCTATTTTGGTGCGTTGAGCGAGCCGCTTGTGATGCCAGTAGTTACTCAAGACCTCTTTGGCGTTTTCAATTGTTTTGTCATGATCAATTGGGCTAAAATATCTCGTTGCTCGCACCACTGCGTCCACTCCTTATGGTATGATTAAATTTGTAAAAGTTTGGGGAAACGGCGTGCCATAATGGTGCGCTTTTTTGATGCTTTTAACATCCACTTCTGCTATAATGCTTGCGGAGACCAACTCCTTTTATAACTATTATCTTTGGCACCTTATGTGTGCTTCACTGGTCTCCAGAGCGCGTCAACACCCGGCGCGCTTTTTTGATGCTTTTAAATGTACTTTCGATATTTGTGTTTGCTATACTGATTAAGGAGGCAGCCTCTATTGTGGCGAAATTCATTACTTACATCTCTTAGCTTAATCTGCCTCCAGCGCGTCCCTCATCAGGCGCGCTTTTTTATTTGCTTTCAGGAGGTCGAATGAGTTCCCATGGATCAATCCCAGCTCCATATGCGATTTTGTCCAAAGTGGTGAGTGAAACACTGCCCTTCCCAGAGATTGCATATTGAAGCGTGGTGATGGGTATTCCGATCTCTTTTGCATATTTGGCTTGTGTCATGTTCAGATCGTATATATTCTTCCTAAGGTTTTCGGCCAATGCTCGTTTGCTGTCCAAATTATTCATCTCCTACTTAGTTTTCCAGTTAGCCCACATCCACATTGCAGCACCTGAGATTAGCAGCATGACGGCAATCATTGCTTTGCTTCCAATAGCTCCGGATTCTCAAATATATTCCCGATGACTCCGAATCCATCATAATTAACAACATCCGTGAACAGAAAACGACGTTCGCCTGATTCCTCGCAATTCACATTGTATACAGCATAATGAGGATCATACTCAACAACCCCGATATGAAACTCTTCATCTATATCTTCATCATCACCGTTATTCCAAACACTACCAAAGCTTACGATATCGCCTTCGTAGATCTCCCGCCCGTTCTTGTCGTGCAGGCCGGCGTATTGTTCGACAACATACTGATCATTATCCAAGAATCCGGCAAAGCACTCTTCGTCATAACCAGCATCCTCACCATTTTCATACTTAACACAGCCGCTAAGCGTGTCATATGCATTCTGCACGTCATACAAGTAACATTCTTGCACCTTATCCCACGCTCTGAACTTAATCTCTCGTTTCATTTCTCCGCCACCTTATCTCGCGCTTCCATAAGATCGAATAAATAGCTTTGCATGCGACGTTTATTGAAATCATAATTTGCTTGATCATCTTCTGGATAGCCGCATATCTGAACAATTGTCCTAAGACCGCCAATCTCGTAATTAACATCTCGCTTAGTGTCGTACATTTCAGCGTAATCAGCCCCCCAAGAGTCTGCAACTTTAGGCTTGATGTTAGGCCAAGCATTATCAGCGGCTTCTTGAACTGCTTTAAGATATTCCTCTGCTTTGCCAGCAATATTAGCTTTTGCATCAGCATATAGTTCAACCGTGATTTCAGAAATTGGATAGATGCTAATGGTAACTTTATGCGGACGGCTCATGATCTTAATAAAGCTACCGTTATCTAGCTCAATGCTTTTAGTCTTCTTCATTTTTCTTCCTCCTTTCCGTAAATGTAATCAACTAGTTCCATTGCTTTATGTTTGTTTGCTTCTGAAATAAACAGCCCTCTGGCTCGCATGGAGGCTTCATGGTGGCTAATTAGTTTCGGATCCTTATCGATAAGCGGAACCAGTTTGTAATCTCGTCCATCAAGCATGACGCCTACAACCTTGCCAGTCTCTTTGCTGACGTAGATGTCATCGAACGTGTCGTCTCCTGTTTTCATTGGTCGGCCTCCTCAATTTGAACGATTGCTTTGAATATTTTTCTCCTCTTTTTATTCATGATTTTTTATCCTTAATCGATCTCTTCTGCTTCAATCTCAATACGTGGTTGATCGCTGTACCATTTTCCAACATGGATTTCGACTATTTGGTTGTCGTCTTCCCATAAAATACCGGTAAGCGCATCTGATACAGACTTGTAGTAGTTGTCTACATCCGGCTTAACTGTTGGCCTAACTTTGCCTTCTTTTTTCTGCCTTATTAAGGCCTTACTGCCAGACTTTTGGAGCGGACGGTATATTTCCATTGCCACCCTTATTGGGCCACTTAGAGGCCCAATATTTAGTTCTGACGCCACGCTCTTAACGTGCTGCTTGTAGTTTCTTGATTTAGTCGGGTCGTAAGCATGACCCATTCGCGTGAACCTCGGCCGTCCTTGTGGGAATGGGTCGCCAGGTATCGTTAGCCTTATCACGCTGGCTTCACGTCCTTATGCTCAATCATGCTTTTGCCTCCTCAAAATTTTTGCTTCGGTAAGTTCACATTTAGCTTTTTCAGATATCCCCGCCAAATGTCGTATGTGTTTTGACAATAAGCTCGTGTTACCGGATCTGTTTCTTTCGTGGGAAGATAAGCACTAGTTTCCCCATAATATTCTGACTCAGCCGTCTCTAAGGCATCTGTCAAGGTAACGTACGCCCACTGGTACCAAAACTTCTTCATATCAGCATCGGCTTGTTGCGCCTTTTTTAAATATTCCATGGCTTCATCAAGCTGCAGAATGATGAACAGCGAGTATTGATAATGTCCCTCCTGCATGTACTCATTGAACTCTTTAAGTGTCATAGTTGGATAAGCCATTTCAATACGCCACCTTAAACTGCAACTTTGGTGCGAAAAAGCGAAAATCAATGCTGCCAAGTGCTCCTTCACGATTTTTAGCAATTGTTAAAGTCACAGTACGGATATCTGATCTTTCGTTCTGCCGATCACTGTTCCAAAGGAATCCAACTGCATTGCTATCTTGTTCAATTGATCCCGACTCTCGTAAACCTGAGAGTACCGGTTGCTTGTCCTGACGATTCTCAATACCTCGTGATAATTGACTAAGCAAAACAATCGGGATACCAAGCTCATTAGTCAGCACTTTGAATTGACGGGTGATCTCTTCGATTTGCAGACGGCGATCGGCTTGGCTACGAACACCAATCAGCCCGAGATAATCAACAATCGCAAGGTAGCCTTTATCTGCATCAGCGGCTCGCTGCCGCATTGTTTTGACGATCTGCGGTAATTCCACCTGCTTGTCGTAAAGCTGCAAGTGATAGTCTTTAAGGACGTTTCCTGCCTTTTCAACCTCAACCTTCTCAGCATCGCTTAGACTTTTCTGCGGGTTGATGAATTTACCAGCACTGATGCCAGTCTTGCAGGCCAACAAGCGGTTATAGTTTTCTGCATTTGACATTTCAAGTGAAAATAAGTCTATGGTTAACTCTGGTTGCTGTTTCAAAGCCTCAACGATGAGATTAACCGCGAATGCTGATTTACCGACACCAGGGCGCGCACCAATCGTCAACAAACGTCCCGGCATTAAACCACCACCAAGAATATTGTTAAGAGTGAAGTACGTTTTAATACCATTGTCAGTAGCACCGTGTATCATTTTGTCCTCCATGGCCGCTGCCAAATCTGCAATGCTACTTTCAGTTACCGTCTGACTGGCAGCAGTAGCATTCTGTGAGGCAACCATCATCGCGGTAAGATTGTCCTCGCTTGGTTCTTCCGAGTACGCTTGTGCTGCTTCAATGAGCTGACTACGGAAATAGTCCCGTTTTAGCTTGCCTACCCACCAGTCAAAGCGTGAGGTGCCAAAATCGCTGGTCATAATATATTGCCAATCTGCTACTGACATCACGCCAGGATGAGCTGTAGCAAAACCATCCTGCAATTCCAGCGTGTCAACGTCACCTGGCAACTTGTTCATGTAGGCAACTACTGCAGCGTATTGCTGGCTGTTAAACCATTTAGGATCAATCCATTCAGACTTGATGAGTTCCGGCTTCGTATATAAGCCATACATGACATGCGGTTCAGGATTACTAGGGTCATAAAGCTTCTTTGTCAAGCTTGTTGCCTCCCTTCATCGTATTCAGCAATGTAACGTTTAGCATCTTCTGGATTGATTGGAATACCCTGCGCTTGGATTTCTTCAAGCACTCGGTCAGGGCTGTTGTAGTCGATATACATTGCAATAGCAGTTTTCTTGGGATCGAACTTAGGCTTTCGAGCTTCCTGCTCATTTTGTTCTTCCTTTACGACCTCAAGGTAATCGTTCCATGCCTCTTGGTTGAAGAAAGTACTGCCGTCTTTGACAAACCGCTTCTCTGTGCCTTTGCTCTTGATTAGCTGTCGATAAGCCACAATGCCATCCTGAATTTGTCTGTTGGTAGCAGGGTTCTTCTTTCTACTCATTGCTCGTTTGTACGCAGCTAGTGCCGGCTTCTTGCCAATCTTCTTTGGATACAGTTTCCAGAGCTTTTCAAAGTCACTCTCTAACGTGCTGGATGCACGTATGTTTTTATTAATACTTGTATTATTCTCTTGCCAGTTTTCTGGGTGGGGGTCACCCAGTTTTCTGGGTGGGGTGGTGCAGTTTTCTGGGTGGGGGTTTAAACTAATAAATCTCTGTTCAACCTCCTTACTTCCGCTTTTATATTTAATGGCTCTGCTGATATACGACTTATCTTCGAGAGACTTTAGCCAGCTTTGAATTGTGCTATTGCTAACCGAATAGAGTTTTGCAAAATAGTCATTTGATGCCCAGCAGTAACCATTCTTATTGCTGAGTGCCGTGATCTCGCTGTACAGAAGCTTGGCTCCTTGTGGTAGCTGTTTGTCATAGCGCACATCTGGCGGAAGGATTGCGTAGTAACCTGGTTTCTCATTCATGGTCGTCACCGTCTTTGTTGAAGTATTGATCGGCAATGTTTTGGCGAACATCCATTAAGTCTGCTTCGAATTTGATCATGTCGAGTGATGTTTGACCCAAGATATCCATGTATTTTTTAAAGTTGTCTTTTAGGAACAGCCGGTCTTGAATCTTCTCACCATCGGTCATGTGAGGATCATCATCCCTGAATAGATCGCACTTGGTTTCTGTCCATTCTCGCAAATAATCCAAGAGGTACTGATTAGTTCTTACTTTGTATGCAAGTGATTCAAGACGATCAAGTTGCTTGCCAATTTCTCTGGCCATTGTTTTACCTCATTTCTTTCTGTGGTATAATGAGGTCACTCATTTGATACCACATTTCTTTGGTCGTTAAGCGGTACAGCGCTTAGCGGCTTTTTGTTTTGCCAATTATTTCGTTGATTAAGCTGATGGCGGTTTGCAAGCCGTCTTCTCGTCCCATGGCATAAGCTCACGTCTTATCCGTTCCTTGACGGTAATTATGGCCAACCAGACGTGCGTTCTCAGCCTGGATAGACAAGTAGGAGATAAGTGGACCTAGCTTAGCTATAGCTGCTTCATTCAATCCACTGCCTCCAATTTCCTTTGTGGCCTAAGCAGTGACCAACAATCACGCCGAAGCCACCTGCAATTAGTAAATAGCCAATCATTATTCACCAATTCCTTTCGCAATTTCAGGAAAGTAGTTACGCATAAACTCAGAAAACTTGACTGGTTCGAAAGTCCAATCTTTGCCACCATCTCCCGCATACATGACCATTCGATATCTGAGAATTTCCATAAATTCTGGCTTTTCCAAAATGTTTTTCTTTAGCCAACGCATGTCATGCTTATATCGCTTGACAACATCCTTTGTTGACCACCACTCTGACATGTCGGCACGCTGTTCAAGATCTTTACGTCGACTGGTTTCAATTAGCTCCCAACCTGTCGGTAAAGTGACCGTAATTTCTGGTTGTATTTTAAAAGCATCCGTGTTGGTTCACCTCTCCAACTTTTGAGCCTCAAATGACGAAAACTCGTCTACTCGACTGATTGCTATAAGCCCTAAAGCAACTATTCCAAGCAGTCCAACCCGCAGAGTTGCATGTGGGTTTTTCTTTTGCAATTCTCTAGAAACTGCTGCTTCTAACAAATCAATCGTCTGGCATGCAACCACCGGCAATTCTTTTCTAATCACCTTTTGTGACTCCAAACGTACTTCACTCCTTTATTGCTGATCGAATGGCAGCCAATCCCTTTTTTGTGTAAAGCCATTGCGGCACTTCTTTGTCACTGTGCTGTGACTTGCTGGCCGACCAACGTCCGAATTCATTCTGGCCAGGTTGCTCTGCTTTGATCCCGATTCGATTGGCAATACGTCCTACCTTATTTGAAGTGATGTCTAACTTTTCAGCCACTTGGGTAGCGCTGAACTCCTCTGTTCGCATTGTCGGCAACACCATCTCACCAGTGATTGCTTCAGCCGCCTTTGCCAACAGCGCCTGCTGCGAGCTAATCGATCCGGCTTTCATAGCAATTCGGTACAAAGCGTTCGCTTGTCGCGTCTTGGCATTGGTCATCGCAATCTCTGCTTGTTTGACAGGATCCAGCTTTTTAATCGGCAGTGACTTGATCGTTTTTTCCATTGCGTTAAATGCTGAGATGTATTTCAGCTTGAATTGATCTGCAGCCTTCCCGGTGAAACCAAACGCAATGAACGTAAATCCATCACGATTCATGAAATAGACCTTTTGTTCTCGGCCTCGCGAGTCGGTATAGGTGCTTGCCTCGAACATCTTTTTGTAATCGGCATAATTTTGTGCCGATTGAATTTTGTCCTCGATTGCACGAAGCACAACTTTGTGCTCCTTACCGAAAACTTCAGCAACCTTCAGGCTCGTAGTAACTGCCTGTTGCTCATGCATGATCACTAACCCATTCATTTGGATTCCTCCTTTACCTTTGCAAGAAAAGCGATAACAGCGGCGCGATTGCGTTCCGCTGCAGGGCCAAACGCCATTCCGCCCATCAAATCCCGTACATATTGACTTGACCAACCAAATTTTCTTGCAACCTCGGCTTGTGTTAGATCCAAGTCAATAAGTTGCTTTTTGAAACGCTTCAACATCGTTGACATACCAGTGATCACCTCCTGTTCGTTTAGTTTGTCTTTCAGCTTATAAAGCAGTTGACCGTTTCTCACAAAGGTTGTAAGATTTAGGCATAGCAAAAGAAGACAGCATGTAACTCACTCATCAACGCCAATTGTAAAGTGTTTGCTTTTCTTCCCTTGTGTAAGTTACTACTCAAGCTGATGCCTAAACTATACTCAAAGTTTGTAGAATTGTAAAGAGTTTAGTACAAACTTTGTATTAATTTTGGCGTCCATTTTGGAGGAACGCCGATATGACAATATTTGACCGTGTAAAAAGTTTCGCAGATGCTCGAAAAATGAGCTTGCCACAGTTAGCTAGGATGGCAGGCTTAAGTGAGAATGCCATTTACAACTGGAAAACACACACGCCAACAGATGCAACGCTCCGATCTGTCGCTCATGTTTTGGGAATAACCTACGACGAGTTGGTCGGAAACAAAGATCCGGACCCAAAAGCAGAACTCGCAAATCAAGTTGGTGCTCTATTTCGTTCAGTCGTCGATCAGCAGGATTTAGACGAGGCACATACTAACGATCTCAAGCAAGAAATGGAAGATCTCCTAAAAGTAAGAGCAAAACGGTTGAGGGAAAAGCAAAATGGAAAAGGTTAATTATAAAGACGCTGACATCTTTGCAAATAAAATAGAAATTCTTGTGAGGAAGCAATTCGACAATGCCGTTGAATACAACGCTGTTCCCGTTATTACTACTGCAATTCAGGAGCTGCCAGACGATTTTTTTCCATTTCCTCTGCGTGATGGCATTCTCGGAACAACGATTGTAGACTCAGCCGTCACCGTGACAATTAATAGCAATATTGATAATGACTCGCGAAGGTACTTCACATATGCACATGAGCTTTGCCATGTGTTACTCGACACGGAATATCTACGATCAAACCCTGGCATTGATGTCCAAGATGATAGCGGATTGCCAAACGCCTCGAATTATTCTAGAGAGCGACGAGCAAATCGATTTGCAGCACTATCCCTACTTCCTGATTCAGTTCTGAATGCTGTCATGATGGAGGGAAAGACAAAAAAGTACATTCATGAACGCCAAAAAGTATCTTACGAAACACTCAAGTATCGGATTGTAGATTTTGTTCAATCAAGGTTTCTTTTGCCGCGTTCCTTGAGCATGAAGCTTGCAGAAGCTTTTACTGGCACTGAACAGAATCGGCGGACTAGGGCTAGCATTTCAGGATTCTGGAACGCAGCAGAGGATGCAGCCATTAGCGAATTATCTCGCGAAAGAATCATAAAGAAAAATAAGGACCTCGTGTTAGGCATTGTAGACCCGCTAATTTTGGTTGATCGCGAACGTAAAAAAGAAATCAAGGAACGAAACCGCCAATCCAAAAACGTCTACGATATGGATCCTGAAATTGGAATTCATATGTTGGCAGAATACATTGATGATTTTGATATTTCTGATACAGATGACGCTGATTTTTAAAACTAAAAAGCCCCGATCCATTAGTTGGATCGGGGTAAAAGCAGAAATGATTACTCAGCCTCCGTTAGCAAATCAAAAGCACATATATTGAGACTCACCTTAGGTTAATTTGGAAAATAAGGAGTCTTTTAATATCAATGCTTTATCCAGTCATAATGTATTTGAGAGAAAGGACCCTCGACTATGAACAATCTCTTAATCCAACATCAACTTGAAGACAGCCGCCCTATCCGAACATACAAGGCTAAAATTGTGATCAAGCTGTTAGAGGACAACCAAACACTGCCCAGAAATGAACGCACCTCTCAAGTTCAAGTCTTACGTGAAGCAAGCCAAAAAACCGATGAGCTAGTTCAAAAAGTAATGGCAACTAGTAAGCATGACCGCACAGCTTTCTGTCGTGATCAGTGCTGGCTTTATCAAATCAGAGAGGAACGAATCAACAAAATATTAGAGCAACTAGCAAAGGAGGATTAGCTGATGTCAATCAAAATTGTTGTCTTAAAGTTTGATGCCTACGACGGTGAGTTAGTTCCGTTCGATCCCTTCAGCACAGACCCATTACCTGTTGAATATTTCCAAGTACGACTCTTCGTGCGCGCGCCGTACTATTCCGAAACATTTGATGATCAAACTCTGTTGGTGCGTCGATACATGCGTAGGTTCAAAGAAATCAAGAATCGCTTTATTAAAAAAATCGCACCGGAGATGGAGGACCTTGGCAAGGATATTGAGGAGAATCTTCAACGAATCAAATCTACCGTCACAACATTGCGGGAAATGCTAGAAAACGAACTCGTTATTCCCGATCAAATTGAGATTGGGTCGATTGAATTAGTTGGTGAGTGGCCAATATTTGAACCCGCAAAAGAATCACAGATGAAACTAGAGTTAAACAAACAGGACCTTAAAGATATTCAAGCGTTGCGAGAAACCAACGATAGAAAAAATCTCAACAATTAAAAAGCGCTTAGAAGTAAATGGTCAGACGCAGCTTGACCGACACTCTCAAGTTGATAAGGAGGTAATAGCATGACAATGGAAGTTAACGGTAAGGTAGTCAGAATAATCAGCAAATCTGAAGTTATCATCGATATCGGACGGGACGCTCATGTTGAGGTTGGCGATAAGGTTGAGATCATCGTAGTTGGCGATAAGATTACTGACGATAACGGCCGTAGTTTGGGGTACTTCACTTTCCAAAAAGACTCCCTCGAAGTTACACATACTGAACCCTCGTTTGCTGTCGCACAGAAAATACACGTTGAACACGCTTCAGGTCCATATGCCAACCTTTTTTCACAGATGAGCAAATCATTGACACAAATTTATGGGACCTCAACGACCTCCAAAACACCTCGCGATCTTGATATTCAGGAAGACGAAATCAAACCACTCGCCCAAACCACTCTTGAAGATAAAACTATTCACGTTGGTGATCAGGTTAGGGTCTTCACGTCTTGAACTATTCGTTGACAGAGATTTCAGCTCAATGTATACTTTGGTTACGCGATAGTACCTTGTCTTTCGGCAATTTGTCCTTTGACGAAAGGTACTCAAAAAAAGGCGTGACCTTCGGGTTACGCCTTTTTCAGTGGGGTAAGATAATTGAAAGCAGATAAACCATTCAAAACATATGGCGAGCAGATTGCTAAATTGTCTGATCATAATATCATTGTTCCAAATGGGCAGGAAGCATATGTTAAATCTATGCTTATGCAATACGGCTACTATAACCTCGTCAATGCCTACCAGGATAAGCTGGAACACACCGATGATGAAAAGTTCTGTCCTGAACGTCCCTTTAATCTGTTCTCTACCATTAAGCAGATCGATGAGATTCTTTCCGGTATTCTTTTGCCGCTCGTCATCCATTTTGAAAATACTTTTGAAACTTCGCTGAGCTACCATGTTGCCGAGACTTTTGGGGTCTTTCATAAAGGGCATCCAGGGGAGCGTGGATACTTAAGTCCCAAGAATTATCCGAGACTCAACATGTCACCAACTCCTACCTTACGTAAGCTTCGCGAGTTTGCTACCGGACTTCATAAAACAAAGCATGACGGGCAAGACGAAACCGAGCCATCAAGGTTCCGTGTTTCAGCATCATTAGAGATGTATAGAGAAAAACACAATCACGTGCCGCCTTGGATTCTAGTGAATGACATTAGTTTCGGTTTGGCTGCGCGATGGTATACCATCTGTCCTCCGGAAATCAAACGGGCAGTACTTGAAGATCTTTATCCAAGACGTAACATCACTGATGAGGAAGCACTAAAACTTCTCCGTGACGGATTGGACGTTGCACAGGATTTCCGGAACACAATCGCACATGGAACGAGCATTCTAAAGACGCGTTTATCGTATCCAACAAGTGATTCCAAACTCTCACCTTCCGTGATTGGAGCAGTAAATGACACTGCCATTTTGTCAAGCAGAGACTACGCTAATGGTTACGGACAATCAGATATCTTTTCTCTACTGCTTGTCCTCGCCATATTTACCAATGAGTATGAGGGACTCCTGAGCGCGCTTCGAGACATTGGGAATCTCAATAGGCTGAGAAATAGTGAATTCATAGAGATCCAACATATGGTAATGAACGACGTAATTGGCTTTCCACCAGAATCAGACTTGCGCATCAAGAAACTCATTGAATTCTGCAGAAACAAATAAAAGCGCCTACCCCACCGCTTGGAAGCATGGGTAGACGCAACATACAAGTGCTAGGAGCATAGTTCATGAAGTACGCTCTTTGCGTGCCTCATTATATCAAAGATGGGGGCAAGTGACATGGCAACAATCAGCATAACCCAAGAAAATACTGGCAAATGGCGCTACCGTGTTTACTATTATGACAACCAAGGTATACGCCATGCCAAAAGCAAGCGTGGCTATGCTCGTCAAGCAGCAGCTAAACGTGATGCCCAGATCTTAGCCTCCGAATTAGAACAAGGCGCTAACATGCTTGATCGCGAAGTCGGCTTTGTTAACTACTTTGAAGAGTGGCTCACTCGCTATAAGCGAGGCAAACACGCCAAGGTTACCGAAAATCGGTACGATTATTTTAAAACGGCGTTAAAAGACTTCTTTGGTGTCGCTAAACTCAAAGACATCACCCTTGATCGATGGCAAGATTTCATCAACAGTTACGGCAAAACACATGCTAAGGATACTGTCAGAAAAATTAACGCCTATGTACGTGGCATGGTCAAGGCTGCCATCAACAACCAAATACTTAACCGGGACTTTACTCAGGGGGTTGAGTTTGTTGGCAAAGCTGCAAAAGATCCTGGCCTTAAATTTCTTGAACTCCCCTTTTTGAAAAAGCTCAAAGACCTAGTCTATAAAACAGCAAATTTCCAAGCGAATACTTCATATGCAATTGCCGTCGGACTAGGCACTGGAATGCGATACTCCGAAGTGGTCGGCTTGACATGGGCTGACGTCGATTTCAAAAACCAGCAACTCAATATTGATAAAACTTGGGACTATCATTTCGGACAAGGCCTCATGCCCACAAAAACGCCCTCCTCTGTTCGAGTTATTGATATGCCGGACGATCTTACCCAACTGTTGAAAAAGCTCAAAAAAGAGCAGACAGAGGCTTTTATGGCACAGGGCTATCGGGATCCTCTCAATCTTGTTTTTAGAAGTACCCGACATTTAGTCCCGACAGATGCGGCCACAAACAAGATGCTTAAGAGCTATCAAACCCAAATCCAGGTACCGGCCCACAAACAAATCACTTTCCACGGTTTGAGACATGACCATGTTGCTTACCTAGCTAGTCAAAATGTGGACATCTATTATATTTCTCGCCGTCTTGGCCATAAAGATGTTTCGATGACTCTCCGTATCTATGAGCACATGTTCAAAAAAGCCGAAGCTAAACAGGTTAAAAAAACACTCAAAGCACTCGATAATCTCTGA